GGGAGGAGCCGCACGGGGAGAGGGCGCAGGCGAAGGCACCCGATATGCGAATTGTGCCTTTCGGGGCGCAGGCGCATGCTCAGCAGGCGACCGGGGTGGAGAAGGAGTTGTACGAGGAGCAGACGCGCGAGGAGGAGACGCGCGAGGAGGAGCAGGCGAATAGTGCGGCAACAGAGGAGATGATGAGTGACAAGGAGATTATCGCCAAATTAAGGGAAGAGCTTGCAGCAAAGGACGAGCATGTGAAGCAGTTGCTTCACACGATACACGATACCCTTAAGGATAGAAGCTGTGTGGAACCGCAGACGGTCGGCCAGGTGTCAGAACCAGTCTCTGAGGTGCGCAAGCGACAAGAGTGGGCAAGCAAAACGCAGCTTGAGATAGCGCAGAAAAGAAGGAAGAACAATGCGACTGCGGACCAGGCGGCCGCGGGTCAGGTGTCTGCAGAGCAGGTGTCTGCAGAGCAGGTGTCTGTGGAGCAGGTGTCTGTGGAGCAGGTGTCTGTGGAGCAGGTGTCTGCGGAGCAGGTGTCTGTGGAGCAGGTGTCTGCAGAGCAGGTGTCTGTGGAGCAGGTGTCTGTGGAGCAGGTGTCTGTGGAGCAGGTGTCTGTGGAGCAGGTGTCTGTGGAGCAGGTGTCTGCAGAGCAGGTGTCTGCGGAGCAGGTGTCTGTGGAGCAGGTGTCTGCAGAGCAGGTGTCTGCGGAGCAGGTGTCTGCGGAGCAGACACAACCTGGAATGGGGCAGCAGAACGTGGTGATCACGCGCCCTCGCGGGCGTGCTCCGACCGGCAAGGAATGGAATGCCGTACAGGGTGTATGGGTGAGCATACAGGGACCCGTGATGGATCCCTGTAATCAGGAGAAGGTCAGCGGGGGGGGATCGGTAAAGCACGACAAAAACCGCGACATGCTGAATTTCGATGGCATATACGTGCGAGACGCGAAGGCACACGACCACAATCATTTTGGAATGATCCTCTTCAAAAAGGGCATCAAGGGTCTGCATCACCCTTGCTACGAGATTAACTGGAAGGATGAGGAAGACGCCTCCATCTACCCCATACCGAGTGTCTATACGATATCTCGATTGAAGACAATCATCAATCGTGATTTCAAGATAATCAAGAACCCATACAACGCGCGGAGCGAACTCGTCTTGCCTCTGCAAGATATGGGGTGTCTGTGGAGCGTTAAGACAACCTTCTAATGGGAGAGTCAGTAGCACGTGTGACTGAATGTGCCTCTTGTAGAGTGTACGCCCCGAGTTGTATAAAGACAAGAAACAAAGGATTGTGACAAACAAAAGCTGTTGATTATATCATCAGGCATTATTTCAAAATATTTATAGTTCATTTATTGTGAAAAATTTGTATGTTTTAAGTAACAACATGAGATGTGGAATGGTTTGTCTGTTTGCGTCAGTAATGGCAGTGGGTGCTTTTGCATGTACTTTGCCAATGAATATGAAAGCGATTCAAGAATTAAGAATTCTTCTGGACGAGAAGCAAATTGCAATCTTGGACGAAATTGCCGCTGAAAGATCACGTTTGTCGTTCGAGGGCCTGCTTCTTGGACTCATTGCTGCCATGCCTTTGGTGCTGCTTTTCCAGGCGTGGTGTAGTGCTGCATTGATACTATTTGTCACACAAGGAACTTATTATCATGTGTCTCCTAAGAAGAAATGGATGCTTACCCACTTAGAGACTAAAGAACAAGTTGACCAGTGGCTGGTGATCTACAAAAAAATGCAGTATTCTGGTATAGTAAATTCGCTAGGGGCTGCTATAGTTTACTTAGTAATATCTCTCACTTTCAAACCTTGATCTCTATTGTCTGGTAATTTTTTGACGTATTTGTAATTTCCTTTGTTTAATCCCCCCACATCAAATTGATTTGCTATATTCCTAATATTCTCGTTGGTCATACGTTGTCGCCCTTGCTCTAGTATAACTTGACGTGGCACTAATTTACTGATAGCGTTACGTGATGGCGGGGATCGTGACCGCTTAGACATTTTATTTTATTTTATTTCAAAAGAATAATTTTAATTTTTTCGTTACTGCTGTTCTGCAGTTTGGACAAGAATTACAACGAGTGGCACATTCGGTGCAAAAGCAATGGCCGCAATTCAATGCCATGCTTACTTCTCTTTCCATACAAACCTGGCAAATGATATCAGATTGCACTTCTTTAACTAATTTACAGCTATTTCTAAATTCCTTGTATTGATTCCAGTAAATTTCTCTGTCTTTTCTATTTTGTGAAATTTTGTTGCTTATTTGAGTAGTAAAATTTTCAAGAGATTTGCAAATATTATTTGCACATTCATTAAAATCTTGTTCTTCAATATACGGATTTTGTATTACATCAAGAATAGATGAACATTGAGATAAAAAAGCTTCCTCTCTTTCACATTGAATATTGCACTCAATAAACTTGTTGAAATACAAATTTATCTTTCCTTTGAAAAAATTAACAGATTCTGTCATTTTCTCAATATTCTCCATTGTCTCTGTTGTAGGAACTACATTGTGCGGAGTGTGCTCTAATGTGTCGTGTTTCTTGTACACGGATTCTATATCCTTCAACTTCATTCTCAACTCCTGAAATACTGTTCTAGCTTCAGGATTGTGGACTGACCATTCGTTATCTGTATTTTCATGGTTTTCATGATTTTCATGGTTTTCATGGTTATTATTTGTGTTGTTACTGTTTGTATCGAGATTGATGTTCATCCTAGACTGAATCATGTTTATCAATTCGTTTTCTTGTGAGCTGTGTTCATCAAGTAGCGAAAAAAGAAAAGATTCAGATGGTCGAGCGTATAGACTAATTGATGAAATAGCTTCATTGGTATTCGAGTTAGACATTTATATATGCGTGCACTTTATTTGCCTTTTTTTGAACGATTATACCAAGACACACTATGTACACTTGTATGATTTGTGAAGACGAATCTCCTTCAATAGAAATTGAACAATGGAAATGTAATACTTGTATATTTGAATGTCACAAAAAATGTATTAAGAAATGGGTTCAGTCCAGTCTTCACGATGGTGGGAACGGTAACTGTCCTTACTGCCGAAGCCAAATTACTACACTCCACAATGTTTACACGAGAGAAGAAATGTTTGCTATGCTTTTCGTTTTGTGCTTGAGTCCCCAACCCAACCCTGTTCCTCCACACGCTACCCACTTTCTTGCTTCCGTCATCACCAGTCTTGACTAAGACTTGATTCCCATTGTCTGTGTAAGATGCTGCGATCCCGGAAGAGGCGTGGTACGCTCATACGCTCGATTACGAACATTCTTCTCTTGAATGGAGTCGGTCATTAGTTGCTGATTGTGTGAGTGCAGCACAGTTTGAAAGTGTGGTATCTGATTCTTGTTCATCAACTGCACGTAATCTTGGCGTACTGCGGGATCAAACATCTCATTCTCCGGAGGCAGAGTGACGAAGTTTTTGCGATATTCTTCAATGCCCATGTAGCCACCGAACTTGTCAAGAACTTGAAACGGATGCGCGGGAAAAATCCTTGCAAAACTCCCGATGATCTTCTTGTGAAGGTAACTCAGAAGCTGAAGCTGTTGCATTGAATCATGATGGTTCCGGTTGATGCAGTACCTCTTGGCACAGTTGAAACTACAGAAAACGCCATAACATCCAACCATGTGTTTCTGACGTTTGTGAAGTCCCCCTGGGATCGAAATAGGGATGCCATTGAATGAATAAGTGCAGTTCCAGCATGGAACTTCAGTAGAAGAGGGCCATTCCTTGCGATCTGTATGCGCCCCTAGTATCTCAATACACTTTTCCCCACTCAAATGTGACACATCAATTCTCGGTTTCGATAGGACCGCCGAGGTCTCATCATCATCAGACTCTTCTAGGGCCGTGATAGTGGCCGTCTTCCGAAGTGGGGCGACTCTCCGGACCGGCCCTGGTTCGGCTGAGGAAGACGCGAGTGTGTTTGAGGATGTTGAAGTCATCCCATGTTCAGCAAACGGGTTGATGATTGTCGAAGTTGATGCCATCGGCGTCGCACTTGCTTGAGCGTCGCATACGAATGAAATCTGAAGGGGTGGTGCGCCCTGCTGCTTACGCTCCTGAATTTCTTGATGCACTACGCGCTTCCGACCACGTTTGATTTTCTCTTCCGGAGGGAGGGGCTTCCGCCCACGCTTCTTGGGTGCTGTCGATTCGTTTTCCATTGTGACTTTTCCGATCGGAAAAGCTTTAAACACCAAACCCGACCGTTCAAACCCAACCGCCTCGAATCGAGGCGATCGGGTTTGATCTTGAGTATGGGGTACACATGTGTGACCCCCGGAAAGGCCAGCCGGGGGACGACCCCTACTGCTTTGCTTCTTCTTTCTTTTCTTAACTTTAGAGAAGAAACAAGAACCAAACAGGCTATGGGGGAGCCTCCCTCTCTGATCCATAGGGTCACACATGTGTACCCCATACTCACGCACCGTATCTAAGACACCTGTGCCAGCTAGGTTAGCCAATGCATGCCGCGCACGAGCGCCTGAAGTCTATAAAAGGTTGAGCATCACGTCAAAGTACCTAACACACTTACCCGACAGCTCACCGTTCGCTCGGATGCGAATCAGAGGCAACAGACTGCCGCTTCAGCACCTCTCGATGAGACGCTCACACACAAACACTCTACAGGTGCCAGGCACCGAAACAAGGGTGCGTGCGATGGGCAGTGAGCCCATCACTTCGCATCTGCCAGCCGGTCCAGCACATACGAGCTTGCAGGCGGCCAAGGTTGGTGAAGTCGTTGTGACGCGTCGAGCTAGCTGGGCGGCCAGCAGGCTCGACGCATCACAAAGCCTGCGGCAAACCCTTGTGCACGAGCCATGCACGACGTTCGCTGCGGCTGTGTGTCTGGTCGTCCAATCGCAGCCATCAGAGCTAGCCTCTGTGCGGAGCGGTGGAGCGCCAGGAAGCGACAAGCGAGCGCTGCGCCATGGATCAACGGGCTCCAGGCTCTCAAAAGGGGAGGAGAAAATAAGAACGGACGTCAAAAGCGCGACAATTCGGGAAGGGTGCAAAACCTAACCTAACCGAGCATCGGAGACCGGCTAAAATAGGTTTTGGGGTCTTCTGAACACAAGGAACTTCATGAGGAGACGTGCGGTCACGATGGTGGCCGCCCGCCTCCGTTTCAGCTTTTGGGTAACTGCCGTTGTGGGCGGCCGTTAGATCGGGACACATCCTCATATACATTTCTAGGACCCCCGTAGGGTTGGAATACACAGGAAACCAAGCCCCTTCTCACCAAATTAGGGTTAGCACCCATCCCGGTAATCCACCTGCACGCACCGCCTTAGTTAGGGTGCGCAAGATCAAACCCACGTGCAGCTGCGATCGCCAGGGTAAGGATGAGCGGTTCCGTTTTGGGGACGGCAAAAAATTTTGGGGCTCATTTTTTTCCCAAAAGTATTTTTGAGGAAAAATATTTTTTGAGTTTTTTTATTTTCCCTTGCCCCCCCCCCCTTCTTTTATTCGCGATAGATTCTAAAATGTTATATTATAGTGTATTTTGGTAGGAGAGAGACCAGTTGGGACAGTGGCAGGAGGAAATGACCGAGGTACCTCGCGAGGTACCTCGCGAGGTACCTCGGTTTAAAGACAAATAAATATTGATAAATATAAAGAATGTCAAAGCAATTATACAAAGAGGTTCGCATTTGTGAATGTGGTTATAACACGTTTGACAGAAGTAATTGGAGTAAACACAAAAAGAGTTGCAATTTGGTCGTCAGTAAGGATACAGAACAACTCAAACGTCACGTCACATCACTCGAAACAAACGTCACGTCACTGGAAAAACAGCTAGCAGATACGAAAGAACAACTAGCAGTAAAGGACCGGCAAATTGAGCAGTTGATTAAGAGACCAAGGACTGTGAATAACACCACAAATAATAACCGCTACGTGGTGGAGCAGAAAATAAACGTGTTTGGGAAGGAGTCGATCGAACACATAAGCCACGAACAGATTCAGGCGTTACTTTCTGATCCCGCTAATGCAGTGCCCCAGTTCATCAAGCTGAAGCACCGAAGGGCGCCCAATGGTGTGAATCAGAACGTGCGTGTCCCCAATCAGAAGCGGGCGATCTACCAGGTGGTGGTGGCGGGCGAAGGCGAGGAGAAGGAGTGGGTGAACAAGGCGAAAGCAGAGGTGTTGGAGCAGCTGTACGATGACAATTCTGGTCATTTGGAGGCGGAGGCGGACGAGGAGACTCGGGTGGGGTCAGAGTTTTTGGACCACCAAGATAGGGTGAAGGCGAGTGTTAGTGGGGAAGATGGTGGTAGGCGGTACAAGGAGCAGCTGGACAAGATTCACTGTGTGATGAGCACCTAAATGTGTACCCCATACTCAACCGGGTCAAACCGGACCGACCAAATCGGACCGACCAAATCGGACTTGCCATGATAGAGGTACTGGATGTGTGCTCTGGCTATCTAGACGTTCCTTCTCTGTTGTGCCTTCTATGTGTGTCCTCCGAGTGCAGACAGATCGTCAGTGACTTCACGATATGGCAAGAAATTCTGCGTAAAGCTGGGTTCAAGAGACTCGGCAACGCACATCGCACGTCGTCATTCTCAATTGTCAACGCTTTACCTACCATACAGCAACACGTTAAGACTGCAAGAGCATGCGAACTCTGCTGGAAGAAGAGAGCGCCACCAATCCGATTGAAGAACAACAGTATGTCCGCCTTGTGCGTTTCCTGTGAGGGAGGCATGCTCTGCACGAGGGAGGACATAAACAACATCCTCAACGCATACACGTGGCGACCGAAGCTACGCACGTTGTTCTCACAACTGGTTATTGCAAAGAGACGTCACACCAAGCAACACCTCTACTGGAAGTGCCAGGTGGAACGAATTTGCCGTGCTGCGCAATCTGATTTCTTTTCAGTGTCACTGCACATTATTTAAACACAAACTTTTATATTGAGATGTTTATCCATTCCTGTTATCTCGATAGTTCTGTTGTTGATCAATTCCTTGATGCGCTTTCCTAACTCTAGGTTGGCTTGACACATAAGCTCGTGTGCTGGATCCCCTGGCAGTCCCGGTACGAGCATGGCGTAGGCAAGCAGTCTCTTGCTTGGGGTGAGTTCGCGGTCTCGAAGTATCTGCATTATTTCATTAGGAATCGATGCTGAAGCCATTTTACCAATTTCAAAAAACTATTCTTTTAAGATTTTTTATGTGCAAATAGTACATGTACAATTGAATCTTTAGTAATCATCACACAACATCTGCAAATGCTGCGAAAAAGGGTCCAAATACCTCAAGGAGGAAGGGTCCAGGGGTTCCGAGGGTAAGGTTACACATGTGTACCCCAACAGATGTAGAGAGGAGGAGGACCCCCCTAGCCTGTTTGGTTCTTGTTTCTTCTCTAAAGTTAAGAAAAGAAAGAAGAAGGAAGAGGTTAAGGAGGGGGTGAGGGAGGCGTTCCCTTGTGGGTCACACATGTGTACCCTCAAACCGGACCGACCAAACCGAACTGCGGCACGAGAACGGAAAGTGGGCGCCTTCTTTGACGAGCACCATGCTCGCGCTCTCGCCCCCGCGCAAGCAGAGAGAGCAGGACCCGGACGCACCCAACACAGGGTCCTCGGACTTTTCTGTGGGCTCTTTGTTGAACTCTATCGACTTACCCGAGATGAATCACATCTTCCCATCTCTGGCGTCGACCGCTGATGGTGTCACCGACAACCTCTTCCCCATCGGTTCTGCACCTCGTCCTGAAGTCAACCCTTCGGACTTCAATCCTTTGTTGCACGTCAGCATTGAGAGTGAGTACAATCAGATCATAGGGGATCCGGCTGTTTCCACTACCACCGCAAGCAGTGGCTCTTCGAACGCTACACCCTTCGCAACTTCTGCGAGCACCACGTCCGCGGGGGGCGCCCTGGCCGCGGCCCCCTCCCTTCCCCCCCTGGCCGCGGTTGCCTCGGGGGCCGCATGGAAGGATATGCCTGTCGCGGACGCGCCTGCAGTGATGATGCCAGAGGACTCCGCCACCATCTCCTTCCCCGCCTCAAAGTCTGCCGAGTCCAACTCCTACAAAGTCGTGGATGGTCTGATCCAGCTTTCGACTCCGAATTCCGTCAATGCCCCGAAGCGCATTGAAATCTTCTGCACTGAATTCGGACAGACCAAGGCCAACGGTAAGCCCTGGTCACGCAAGGACATTGCCTTCAAGTTCAAGGACATGATCGGTCACGGGAAGAAATGCCTGGTTCACGATAAGGAAATCAAGTCGGGAAGCAGCTGGCACTGTAAGGGCACGGGTGTGGTCGCCTGTGCCCCATGTAAGGTTCTGAAGGTCTTGAAGCAGATCGGCAGCAAGCTTCATGTCGAATACCAGGGGGGTATCCCACGAATGATTCTCGATATCGCTACCGTACTGAACCTGCATAATGTCGATTATCGCGATCTCCAACTCATCTTCGATTCAGTGACGGCATTGGGGCATGATATGACTTCCTGTATTCAGCTCTGGGATATCTGCCTTCAGGATGCAAGTGGATACCTCGCCGCCAACAAGCGTTTCTATGGATGTTTCATGCATCCATTACTCAATCACCGTCCTGCATCCGACAAAGCTGAGCATTCCGGGAGCAAGGGGCTTGCGAACCTCTGGCACGAGGAAAAGATCTGGAAGGATGGGAAGTATCTAAGCTTCACGCACGCGACTCGCTACAGTACGGGCGACAAGATGGAGCAGAGGTCTGCCTACAAGCAAGATGTCATTGACGCCTCTACGAAACACGTGATGAAGAATCGTTCCGACTGGGTGGATCTCGCAAAGAAGTCCTGGACGGAGCTTGAGTCTGTGCGCAACACGCTCTGCAAGAAGTCCTCTGGTAGGAAGCGCACGAGGAGCTACGAGGAGGAGGAGGAGGAGGAGCCGGCAATTCAGGGGCAGAGGGGTGATAATAATTTACGCATCTTCTCATAAAAAACATTACCAAATATTAATATGAGTAGTCTTGCACTACCATTGGGTGTATTCTTTGCCGGATTGTTTTTGATTGTGGGGAAAGAGGAGTCTATGGTGTCAGTGCCAGGGGAACTCGATAGAGCAAGGACGCTTTGTATTGATTGGATAAGCAAGCTTCCTAAGGGTTCCGTTATTGTTTTTGATTTTGACGACACTCTTTTTGATCCAAACACTGTCATTGGTCACACACACACTGGTGGTCGTGATTTTGCACACGGAGATAGGAAAGCACTCCCTTTGTATCGGCCTATTGTACAGATTGTTGATGTATTGAAATATGCCGTTTCAGCAGGAATGTACATAACACTCATCACAGCACGGCCCAATACAAACGTTAGTCGGAGTATTGTAATTGCTAATTTCAAACATAATCATATGAAACTTCATGAATATCATGCTAATAATTCGTACCCTAGATTGCAAAATTTCAAGTCTGTGTTGAGGAAGAATATTTCCATAGTAAGACCAATCGGACTAACAGTTGGTGATGCGTGGACTGACGTTAACGAATCTACCTACAATTGGGTCAAATTACCCACCAGGAAGGACCCAATTATGTACACATCTCTTACAAATTAACAACATCCATCCATACCTCACCCTCCAGCACGACCACCTCGTAGGGAACACCCCACTGAAACTCGTAACCGGAAGTTTTTGTGACTTTGACCATTTATTGAGTGAATTCTGATGTTTTTTAATGTATCGTGAGAGTAGAATGAAAGAACCTCCATATTTAATTAAACTTGGACTGCAGGCTTTCAATGATGCTCCAAGGAAGTGGCAAGAAACACTGAGAACAGTAAGACAAAGAGACATTAAAAGTCTTCCTCAAACATCCGTTAGTTTATTACAACCTGCACTTGCAAAAGTTCTCGACAGGAACATGTCATATAAATCTAAAACAAGTGACGAATTATTTGAGGAGATCGCTAAGCGCACGGATGAATATTTTGGTGCTTCATTGTTGAAGTCTAAAGAGGATACAATGAAGTTGTTGTTACGGCTGGGTTGTGTATTGCTTCGAATGCAAAAATTAGACAAAGATCCCACAATATCTAAGGCTATATATGATACAGGGTGTATAAAAACGAATTTATTCATAAAGAATATTTTTCAGTTGAGTAAAAATAACATAAACTCGATAAAAAGGAAGCTGAAAAATTCCAACAAGACGAAATCGGGAGCACTGATTGATGATAGAATAATAGATCAAATAGCAATGATATTCAAACAAATACCATCTTCCAAAGTTCATATTGTACAAGATTTAGCTAAGACTTTGTTTTCTTCTATAACTGAAATATATGATCAAGAGCATTTGAAATGGGCTTCTACCAAGGCCAACAAAATTCCTACAGAATTTTTATTGCTTCTAGCTGAAAATAATTCTAAATTCGAATCTACTGCATTTGTAAGCGTAACCAAGAAAATATCATCAAAACAATCTCTGAAATCTATAGAAATATCAGAGTTACAATCTCTGTTGATGAAAGAACTTTCAAATTCTACGGCCACGTTCAATACAATTCAAATATCAAAACAATATTCGAAGATAATTCACCATGCACAATCAGTTATTAGTTTTTACCAAAAGATAAAGAATCCTTCGAATCAAGAAGATAATAGAGTTGTAAGTTCTTTGAAAAAGATGTTTTCGGTATTGAAAATATTTCAGGATAAGGCTCCTAAGAATTTGGATGTGATTTTTAGTGGTACTTTTGAAATTTCATCTTTACTTCAAACGAATCCTTTGGGTAAATCAAACGTGGCGGAACGTTTATTGTATTCGGAAATGTATAAGCAATTGGTTAAAAACAAAACACTAACAAACAAGACCCTTAAGCAGCCCGTCAACAAATCCCTTAACAAGACCCTTAACAAGACCCTTAACAAGACCCTTAACAAGACCCTTAACAAGACCCTTAACAAGACCCTTATCCCTAACAACCCTCTCGACAAACCCACCACCAACAAACTACCCGCAAACGCCAACAAGCCTAAGTCCAAAACACTTGAGAAAAATCAGAAGACTCCAAATGCTGTGATCGCCCCCTTGTTAGGATGAGGAACTAGTATTCCTCGTAATTCGACTCAGTATTGTCATGGGTGTGCATGCTGGGATCTTCGTCCGTCTCCATTGGTGTGATCGCAAGACCGGTGATGGCCTCTTGCTTGTGAACCATCATTTGGATGGTACGAACAGTCATGCCGAAGCGCTTGTCGACAACCCACATACTGCCGAATTCGATCAGGGCCTGCACGTAGCACTGACCAGTGACGTACTCAAGTGGCTGCAGTGCCGCTTTGGCGTCATAGACCTGACCCTGGTAAGTCCCCTGGCGCACGTCCAGTTTGGTGTTGAGCTTGGGGTCGTACTTGGGATCCTTGTTGTTGAAAATGTTCGAATACCGATCGGCAATGATGTCACGGCTCTTGCCCTTCTCATTGAAGAAAGCCTCTTGGTTCTCAAAGGCATAGGTGATGTTTGCCTCATCAATTAGCTTGATAAGTTCCGTAAACTGAGCCATCATGGTCGAATTACCCTTGAAGTTGAGAACGAGAGCCCACTTGGGTGCATTACTGGGCTCTTTGGCCTCCCATTCCGTTGCGCCGAAGGGGGCATACATCTTCGGTGTTTGTATGATGAGACGTGACGGTGTACCATCATCCATAAAGTTCATGTTGCACGACTTCCCAAGACCGTTCTGATTCGGACGGCATTCGCCATAGGCAATATTGCCAATGACTGCCTCATTTCCCTCAGTCTGCCACGCGACAAGCTTCTGTCCAACCATTGCTTCTTCTGGTCACCAGTGACCTACTGTCTTTAATTAGAAAATCACACCAATTTCTCGGCTCGTCTCTGTCGAGAAGTGTTCATACCAGCCTTGTATCTTGCAGCTACATCTGATATATTATCTCCCCAGTCGCGCGCCCCCTTTGGTGCCGAACTCGCCTTTTTCGTCTTGGTTGCCTTCTCCGTGGTCGTCTTGCCTCCCGATTTGGTCGTTGGCTTCTTTGTTGCCTTCTCCGTGGTCGTCTTGCCTCCCGATTTGGTTGTTGGCTTCTTTGTTCCCTTGGCCGGTGCGTTGTTGTTTTGCACGTCCATAGTCGGGTAGCCTATTCTATCCTCAACAGACTTCGAAGTTCCGAAGTTCAATACATGAAGCCTTTTCTTGCGATTCTTTATATCCAGGTCGACTTCCACAACACTAGTTGATTTGGATATCGAATCGGTACCCCTCGTGGTGGACAAGGGAACCTTGGTCACGTCCATACTAAGATCTATGAATGATATCAAAATTTTAGAATCTTGAAGCCATCTCTGCATTTTCTTCCTGTAGGCTTTCTTTATGAAGCCTATGTTTTGAGTAACTTTCTTACCAGATTTCATTGTTATTTCTCGTCCTGTTTTGAGCATACCCCTATTGATGGGTGTTATGACCTGGTTTCTGCACGATCCAATAAGCCGCCACATACGCTCTAGTTCGTTTACTGGGCGTTCTAGTTCGTTGACTGAGTTTGAGTTTGATGCTTTTGTGTTCAGGTCTATGATGCTGGGGGTTGCAGAGGCCCCCTGGATGTAGCCCCCTCCAGAGGACTTGGTGAACTTCCTCGCGCTACCAGGGGCGGTGCCCTTCAGTGGCTTCATATGTGGCAACAAAAGAAATGGATCCTTGTTGCTTTCTAACATTCTGTTACTAGGGTTGTTCGCTAATGCAGCAGCTCTTTGACAAAATACTTCATAGTTCTCTACCTTGCTAGTGGGCTTCTTGTTTGTATTATTGTTGTTTTTGAAAATATTCTTATTATTAGTAGCGCCTCTTGTGTTGTTCTTGTCTGCAGCACACACATTGTCTTTCGGTTTGACTGCTTCTGACAACATACAGTAGAAATTTTGTCTCTCTATCACGTTGTTTATTGAACTCAACTTGCTTGGTTTGTCCTGGTTTCCAACATACTTCTGTATTTCATCCACAATATAGAGTGCACCCTCAGGTAACTTGTGAAAAAGTTGCAATGCCATTTGACTAGTCATGCCCAACAGGAGTGTATCGGGCATCTTAGGTGCTGCTATAAGCTTGTCTTTCAATTTACCAAGAAAATCTTCCCCACTCGGTGGTTTTTTCAACGTGCCATTTGTAGCTTCCTTCAAGTTATCCCATTTTGCCGCCCTGTCGGCTTCTCCTCCTGTCCAGTGCTCATGTTCTCCATATGACATCCACCACAAGTTACTCGAGGCGAGGCCAACTTTATCCATTTTGACCGCATTAGTGGCCCCCCAATCGGATGAGCCGTCCGGTTTTTCCTTGGGTGCCAATTGATATGTCGTATTGTCGCGCAGTTCCGCACCAGAGTTTGCCAGAATGAGTTTGAGTGCCTGAGACGGTAAGGATTGTTGGGCCGTTCTCATATCTGCTGAATCACAGAATGTTTCAATAGGATCGACTGCTTGAGGTTCGTATGACGGTCTTACTAAATCGTAAATTTGAAACCCTTTCTTGATGTTTGAGTGTAAAACTGTCTTACTCGTGCTTGACTGTTTATCGCTTTGTACTTCGTCAGCATTTCCGTTATAAATGGGGTCGAATGCACTCCCAGGCTTAGTGAATGGGTGTATCAACATTCTTTGTAACTTGATGAATGTGAACTCTGCGTCTTTACTGCCTTTCTTATATTTGATTGTTTTGGTACCCATCACCTTGTAGAACGGACTTACTCCACCTAAATTCACTTCCGCCCATTCTTTCCAGTGGTCTCCACAGGCTTCTCGTAGTTCAGATAACTCTGATTCGTTCGTAAAATTCATCTCTTGTTGAGGTTTGGAATTTCCAACTCGGAAGCGGATGAAATCGCCCTCCGAGAGTATCTGTACGAGACCTTGATCAGAGGAATCTGGATCTTGTATGTTCTTATAATGAAGACGCATCCCATCTGTTGCACTCATGCCATCAGGACCGGCTAGGGAAAATTGAGCTGCTGAAGTGCTAAGGAACACTTTGACCCTGGAATACAGTTGAACAATCATCTCCTCTGTGAACAGATGATACGCCCCCTTTGCAGCACGGTAATCTTCGTATATTTCACAATAACTTTTAGTCTCTGCAGATTGATTATTCAAAACGTTGGCATTGGATTTACTATTCATCTTAATCACGGAATACGCATAAGTAACGTTTTGCAAGTATACGTTCAACTGTCCGTATCCTCGCCAGGAGTGCGCAAACTCTTTTTTTAGTTCTCTTCCTTTTGAGGATGTTAAATTAAAGCCCTGGGGATAAAAATTTGTACCCTCGTCATCCCACTTGTACCTGTTTGTCTCAGCCGGTTTAGTAAATTTGGTATATTCGTTTTCTTTGCCTCTTATCAAGCCCATGGTTTTTGTGCTTTTCCTGAAAAAAGGATGATTTCCTTTACATATTATTGCAACAATTCCTTCTCCTCTCCAAGACTTAACTTTGCCATACGACATATTTTCAGGATAGCGTGGAACTTGTGTCATCTTAGAATCCGGCTGGGGCTTTGGCGAAAATTTCAAAACTACTTTCTTTTCGGGGAGAAAGTTCTCAAACTCACGCCACTTTTCGTGGAATTTGAGCAAGGCATCAGAGCTCTTGTTTGATGAAACTTTATTCATAATATTCATAAACAAATCCATTCCGTTTTGACCTTTCAATTCTTTCACTTGAGCAGTTTCTGATATGAAAATTATCATTTTGCATATACCTCTCTGCTTGATGTTGTTCGAAGAACGGGGTAATGTGTATACTGATGGCGCGCCCCACCACTTCATCATCCAAAAGAATACAGTCAAAAGCATCAGCAGTGTTTTTCCACTCCCTGCGGAGTGGTATAAAAGCTGACCCGTGGGCACGTATTTTTCAATTACTTTAGTTGGATTGGTGTTACTGTCGTTTCCCAAGCGTGTTGATGTGATTGCACCCGTATACTGATGAGACTGCATTTCCGCTGGAATGGGACACGACCACTGCCATGGTATTTTCTTTAAAGGTTCACCTGGACGCAATCTCATTACGCCTTCGTTCGTGGTATTCATTCCAGTGCTTTCACTATTTTGGTTCTTCTTCCTAACATATATGGATATTTCTCCCTTTTTGTTTTTATTCGACAGAACATAGTTGTATTTCTTAGGATTTCTTAAAAAATTTTCATTCCCGTCTCTATTGTTCTTTAACCTGTTGGGTACCCCCTCATGGTACTTCTGTACGTAGTTCTGGTATTCCTTTGGTGTTTTTATTTCTTTATTGTTTACTCTCAGTCTCATGGCTGTCGGTATCATTCGACCTATTTCAATGCTGTTACCAGTGTTCTTGTTACCAGCAACTCTCCTCAATGTTTCGGCACGTTTTTTGGCCACTTTAGCATTTTTCATTTGAGCTTCGAATAATTTTTCGTTTTTAATCTTAGTTTTGTTAGGTTTCTCTGTTTTGTATCTTGGAAGATGATAACCTTTCACAGTGGTCACCGCAAGTTCAAGAAGCCTATTTTTGTTACCCCTGGTTACTTTGGAATTAACCTCTAACATGTCGTTACTATATGTCAGGAAAAAAAATACAAATATAATAACAGTATGAGATTACAAAGACCATTAGTCGAACAAAGAACCGTAAGGCATATGTGCTCAGTAAGAGACAATTCAAACAAAAAAACGAACGGAGAAAACATTGTAAGGATAGTTTTGCTTGCTGTTGCATTCTTTATTTTATTACAAATTTCTACTAAGGAAGAAGTGGAAGAATCAACTAAAAGGTAAAGATAAAGTCTGAGTTTTTATAAGTGATACAATCAATAAAGCTACAGACACTGGTGTTGCGCACTGCACATTTTTCATACAACAACCACTTACGTCAAAATATTCTGGAAATGTTTGAAGCCTTGCAACATCTCTTATGGTAAAGAGCTCTTTGGAATCGTTTGAATTGCACCAGTATGTTTGTTTTGTTTTTTTCACGTGAAAACAAGGTGCTTTTATACTTCTTTTCAATTTTTCAAAACAAAAATAATTAGCAGTTGGTGTTACACAATTTTTAGACCAATGTTCCATTATTGATATCTTTCCGTTTGAAATAGGACTTTCTTTGAAAACATTTGAGGAAATTATTTTTCTTGAGTCATGAGGAGCATTGTAATCACAACATTTTATCACGTGAAACTTCACACCCTTTTCTATAAATATTGATAACGTATCGCGAGAGTAATCACATTCGAGTGTCCATGACCATTTTCCTTTGTTCATTTCAAACAAAAACCATGACAAAAGTCTTTTTGGTGGAGATGCATGAATGAATACTTTTCGAGGTATTCTTTTTTTTATTTCATTCCATTCAGACTGTATATCACTGCATAGTGTATTTATTCCAGCGTGGTTTTTGGTGTAGACCTTCAATACTTGCGGGTCATTGTCTACGGCCAGGAAGAGATCGTGATCATTGTTTTTAGCAGCCTGTGAAAATCCACCAATTCCACAAAACAGATCTACAAATATCATACTATAAACATACAAAAAACTGTCTTTAATTCTGTATTAAAGCAACACAGGAAGTTGCCCGACAGGATATCGACTTTCAAAAGGAGAATCAACCCAACCGCCTCGTGCAGCAAGATCATGCTCTTCACGACTGCGCCCATGGCTGGTCCGCCCCCGCATATCCTGCATCCGGGCGTGCTGCCGGGAAACAACTGCCCCAAGGACCTGGTGAAGCCCCTGGTGGACTTCGCTGTGCACTTAGGCACGTGCGTGGCCACACGCGGCATCCCCAAGGGGCGCTATGAGGACAATGACGTGCTGGTTAACCCTAACCCTAACTCTAAACCGCTCTCGCTCACGGAGAAGCTGCCCGATGACCTTCTGGAGATCGTCCTTGAACACGCCACAGTCAAGGGCCTCGAGCTAGCGCTGAAGCAGACGTGCACTGCGTTCAAAAAATGCATGCCTACGCAGACGAGCAAGCGTGCATTCGATCCCAATGTTGTGCAATCTGTCGTGTTGCTGACATGGGCTCGCGAGAACGGCTGCGCATGGTACGCTTCGATATGCGCGGCGGCGGCTAAAGGGGGGCACCTCGACTGCCTCAAGTACGCACACGAGCACGGCTGTCCGTGGGACGAGCGGACGTGCGCGGAAGCGGCTAAAGAGGGGCACCTCGACTGCCTCAAGTACGCGCACGAGCACGGCTGCCCGTGGGACGGTCATACGTTATTCAACGCTCTCGGAGGTCATGCGTTTGTAAACGGTCTCAGATGTGAACGATTCGAGAGCCACGTCGACTGCTTTAAGTACGCGTACAACAACGGTTGCTCGTGGGACGACACCACTTCGTTTTGGAATGTGTTTGGGACAGAAATGAGGCAGCGTATACTTGCGGGATACGGTCTCTATGTCCATGACTAAAGGGAGCAATCTCGAGTGCCTCAAGTACGTGCACAAGAACGGCTGTCCGTGGCACGCTATGACGTGCGTCAAGTCGGCAAGGAACGATCCTAACTGATGCAAATAATACTAAAATATACAACCCACTCATATATACAATTATTAGCATCAGTTAGGACCGTTCCTTGCCGACATGACGAGTTCCAATACAATTTCAACAGTCGTTAATACATACAAAAAAAGAGTTTGAGGTACTTTATGACCAATACAGATGTCCACTGTGCCGTGCTCTTCACGACCGCGCCCATGGCTGGCCCGCTATTGTTGCTGTGGAGGTTGCCGTGATCACGGCGTTAACCTTGAGCCGCCTCAGCGATAGCTGTTGCGCCGGAAGCGCCGATATTGTTGATGTAAAGGTGCAGGTTCGTGATCACCGCGCTGACCCTGAGCGCGCCGGCGATGGCCGCAGCGAAGGGCGGCCACCTCGACTGCCTCAAGTACGCACACGAGAACGGCTGCCCGTGGGACGCTTCGACGTGCTCTAGCGCGGCATCCGGAATCCCAGAACCTGTCCTGCACGTCTTCGAAAGATTCGTGAGGCGTGGAACGCGCCTTCGTGGAACGCGCCTCCGCGACCGGCTGCGTGTCGCGAGTTGTCATGGCGGCAAAGTGGGTGCCGGTCGGATTTGAGCGGGAAGCTTAGGATCACACATGTGTACCCCTTGGGGGAGCCACAGCCAGGAGGGTCCCTAGTGCCTTGGTTCTTGTTTCTTCTCTAAAGTTAAGAAAAGAAAGAAGAAGCAGAGACACTAGCCCCCTTTGCTTGCGGCTGATCGAAAGGGGTACACATGTGTGACCCAACCCTCCCGCTCAAACCTAGCCGGCATTCATCAAGTGGAGAATCAAGTGGCGAGTGCGCGGGATGCCGAAGCGAGGCAAGCGCGAACCCTCGTACCACTTCCTAGCGATACGCGTGACACAGAACCTGACACGTCTTATCCACCCTGTGGAGTGTGCAATGGTTCCGATACCGACTCGTTATGACAATGGTGGTGATATGACGGTGTACAAAGTGCTCGTCGACGAAATCAACAGCATCGGTCCAGAAAAATATGAGGTCGTCACGATTGTCTCTGTGCACAAGCCGTCCAAGTCGAGTGCGTTCTTGAAGTTGCTGAGTACCATTCCGGATGCGCACCAAGCCTCCTCCACCATGGAGTCCCAACTCGAAACGCTGTTCACCACCAATATGCTGACTGCTTAAGCTTGAGACCACCCCCCCCACCTGGCCGGTATGGGCGTTCTGGGCACTCGTGGGCGTCTACGAATATGTCTTTATTAAAAGTGACTTCACGTAGAAGAACATGACAGTTATCGCGAGAGATTGAATGAAGTTCACTGTGTAACTAAACGCAATACAGAAGACGAACAGCATGGTAAGAGCAATGCTGTTCCTCATTTTTGACTTCACCTTATCCTCCACTTTGGGGGCTAGCCATGGGTGTATGAATGAAATGAGTACTATGACAAACGTCTGACATAAGATGTATACCATCTCTTGAGTATCTAACCCGTCTTCAAACGACACCTTCATATTAAAAGAAGCAGACATAAAAAATGCTGAGAGACGGAGATGATGACACGGAGCAAGATGAGTCTGAAGTCCAATTGGACAAATCTACCTGTCGAATTGATCTCCATCATACTATCGTTATTCAGTTTCAAACAGGTGGTAAAAATTTCAGAAGTCAGCAAGTCTATGTCAACTAATGTTGACTTCATTATGCGATATCTAACCGCGATCAATGACAAGATATCAGTAAATACAATAAATTACGTTGTCAAAAAATGCAAAGCTGTCAATAAACCACCATATATTTGCGGGGCAACTGATTATAACATTTACGCAATGCGTCAGGTTTTGAAGAGGTGGCCTGATTACTTGCATTTGAATTGGGACATGACTGGTTGCAATACAATTTCAATGTTTCTTCGATCTGTATCAACATCAAGTTTCAGACAAATCAATCACATGTCACTCAAGGTGGACATGAATCGGTTTTTGGCTACAAAAATAAACCTTCACTACATGGATCTCGAGTCTCTGACAATTGAGGGAGAAGCATGCGATTTACGCGACATCATGATCGGAATAAATTGTCGATGCTGGGATATTGGTGAGCTTTACCTACGAGGTGATGTAACCGACCTGGGTAGTCTTATGATGTATGCCCCCGCTGTGTCATCAAAAATTACCATCATCAACACCAACGACAACATTGACACATTGACAATGGGGATGGAAGAAGGACTTCGTTACTTGTTGAACACCATAAAAAACGTGCACCTTTGCAATATCATGAAGTATTGCTGCGACCCTCCATATACTTGCATGATTGTCGACCTTTTTGTCTTTGCAATCACCACGAGCTTGTTTGTTCCCCGAAATGGCACATGGACGGTCGATCGGCTCAATGTTGACATGATCGAAGCCCTGGTGGTGAATGGCATCCAAGTCGTATGCGGAGTGTTCAAATCAGAGATGAAACGACTCAAAGTTCTCGAAAGGGAACACCCGAACAAAATATTTGTCTCATCCGTACTTTAATTTAAAAAATGCGTTTGTGACGAGACTCGAACTCGTGCGCGAGGATCGCATTGCATTTCAAGTGCAACCCCTTAACCACTCGGGCACACAAACAATGCCTACAGGTCCGTTTGCAGCAGCGCTGGGGTACTGGCAAGTATACCAAGTATACGAACACAATGGGGAAACACACAAAACAGGAGCTGCTCCGTGTGTCGAAATCATCAAAGCAACCAGCAAATACATCAAATACAAACGCAAAAATTGCAGAAGAAGCAACAGGCACAAGGGTGTGTGAGCTTGCGGAAAGATTCGGGTAAATTTCAGGCAATTATCCCAAAATTTTGGAATAAATGTAAACAGAAGAGCATTGGTGTGTTTGACACTGAAGAAGAAGCGTGGGCTGCTATTGCAGAATACAAAGCAGAGCACGTTGATTCCTAGTGTTGTAAAGTATCGCACACGACGCGATTCGAACGCGCGAAGGCATAGCCTAATGGATTAGCAGTCCACCCCCTTAACCACTCGGGCACGTGTGCATTATTGATTTTTTAAGGAGGTTTTCTCCTCAAATTCCGCCACGGGGAATTGAACCCCGACCAATCGGATGAAAGCCGACTATCCTAACCATTAGACCACAGCGGAAGATTGATTTTTAGAGAGGTTTTCTCCTCAAATACCCCAGGGGATGATCGAAATCCCGACCCCCAGATTAGAAGTCTGGCGCTCTATCCACTGAGCTACTGGGGCGTATTTATTGGTGTTTTAGGAGAACCGCTCCGGTTTTTTAGGAGAACCACTCCTGCTCCTCCACTCGGGGTTGAACCGAGGACCTCGCGGTTAACAGCCGCACGCTCTAACCAACTGAGCTATAGAGGAATTATTTGTTTTTTTGAGAGGTTTTCTCCTCTGCATATCCCGTGACGGGCTCGAACCGCCGACCACTAGATTAAAAGTCTAGCGCTCTACCAACTGAGCTAACGGGACTTACTTACCTGGCTTCTTACCCGGCTTCTTACCTGGCTTCTTACCTGGCTTCTTACCTGGCTTCTTACCCTGATGGTCTCTTATACTTTGTCTTTAATATAATAAAGAGGTTTTTTACGCGTCATTGAAATAATTTTTTGTGTTCAAGCCCGTTCGGTTGTACAATGGACGAGATTGTTCTTATGACATCCTGTGTGACGTGTTCTATGCTACGCGAGGCATCAATGTTGATAATTTCATCTGTTGAAGACAGACCAAGCCATTCTTCATAGGAATTGTTGATAGCGGTGATGTACTCTTCAGACATGCTTGACTCAGACGACCTGGATCTTTGACACACTCTGGCGAAGGCGACAAACGGAGGAACCCTGAGATATATTCTAACTTTTCGAGAAGGAAACGTCTCTTCAAGTGATGCTTTCAGTTTGTCGTATGAGTATTTCAACATCTCAATGCTCCTGGTATTTTCCACGTTGTTTTTTGTGAATACCTCAAAAGCAGAATCCATACTTCTTTCCTGTATTAGTATCTCTGAATTAGAGAGCCCCATAAATGATTTGTGAAACATGCTCGCAATAACCATATATTGGAACTCAGCATGTTCTATCCTTTTTGAATACATGTCTCCCAAGAACCCATTATCGTCCCATTCTTCCAATGGTTCCCAAGCACAATAAACTTTCTCATAATTTTTTAAATGGTTACATATCTTAGAAAGTAAAGTAGACTTACCCACTCCAATGTTACCTTCAATAGATATATGAACTTTTTGCATTTGAATTCATGAATATTTTCTTTTTAATTACTCTTATCAATCTGCGTTCTCGGTCGTGTCATCCACAACCAGGGCAGCCCCGGGTTTTTTCAATTTTGATTTTCTTTCAAAGTATTATACATAAATGGGTGAATCGTCAAAAAGATATGCTATAGTAGTTGCTCGATATCAGGAGGATATACGTTGGATGTCGTATTTGGGCCGCAGGCCTGGGTGGGATGTTTTTGTGTACAATGATGGACCTCCCCTTGACTCTTACTTTGCACCGAATTTCAGAATTTTCCAAGGAGATTGTGTACCGAGTGAAGGGTCGAAATATCTTCAGTTCATATGCGATTATTACGACAATTTAGATCAATATGAGTGGATAGTCTTCATACAAGGTGACCCATTTGTACATAGTCCGGACTTCATTGGCCTTCTGGAGAGCAGTAAATATTGGAGAGCACCATTTCAAAGTTTGACGCATGGTCCATTCCCTCGATACTGGAGAGATTTAAATACAAATAGCTCTGAGAAAACAACACCAACAACACTGTGCGACTATCGATATTTCTTAGAAGATCTCAATGACGATTGGACTGGGGTGGAATCCGATCTGCGAGCGTCATGTATGATAGGTGCTGCCCCCGTCTCTCAATTTTTCAGTTACTATGGTGCCAAGTTGGGGTCTATGAAACGTTGTTTTTCTGCATGCTTTGCGACCACACCAGGCGCGATTAGCGGTCAGACGTATGAAACGTGGAATAAGTTGCGAGGAGCAGCACAAAGGAAGTTCGAAGTCGTTGATGCACCCTGTGTGTGGAGGGGGTGGTTAGATGAGCCTAATCCATTCATACAGAATAGGGCGGACATGAGATCAGGAAAAAGGTACAACAGAAAAATCAACATTGGAAAAGCATTTGGATACTTTTTGGAATTCGCCTGGTATCCTTTGTTAGTTGGTGAGGAACCAGAGGGGGGAGTACAAGAAGAAACTGTAGCACAAGAAGTAGTACAAAAAGATGTAATACAAGAATCACTATACTTGAAATCATTAAATGAATATGAAAAGGTACTTGTTGTTTCAAGATATAATGAAAATATAGATTGGATTCATAAAGTTGCAAATAATTTTGATTTTATTATGGTATTTAACAAAGGTAATCCAATTACATTGAATTTATCTAATTCGGTAGTAATACCATGTCATAATGTAGGAAGAGAAGGAGAAACCTATTTGAGATACATAAAACAATACTTTGATGTATTACCAACTTATACTGTTTTTACACAAGGTGATCCGTTCACACATAATCCCAATATGATACAAACACTAAAAGACATAAAATTGACTGGTAAAATTCATTCACTGTCAGCCGGGTGGAAATTCGGATACCCGAAAGAATATACAAGGGAAAACAACCATTGTTGTACTTATTTAATGGATACTAGAACGTTTCAAGTAAATAATTTTTATGACGATGGTGTTGAACAATTTGTGAAACTTGCATTGAATGATGCTGGTTTGAAGAAGAGCTCTGATTTGATGTGTAATGTATGTAAACAAGTGGGACTAGTAATACCTCCGCGTCATGTATATTTTGTTTATTCTGCGTTGTTTGCAGTGCATAAAGACGCAATAAAGTCAAATGATATAAGTGTGTATGAAAATCTTTACAGGTATCTGCACTCAAAGAATTTACAAGGTGGTGCACAGGGATATATATTGGAACGTTTATGGCATTACATATTTACAAATAAAAATTACTAGTGTTTTTTCTATTTGTACAGATATTGTCATGACCGTAAGCTGTGATATAAGAATTGTAGTGTTTTTGAAATTAGTCTTCTAAAGCAGTTCCACCAGATTTTGTGACATGAATGAAATTGAGCGTTCCCCTGTGGGTTACACATGTGTGTACCATCAAACCGTATCGACCAAACCGAGTCGACAGGGTCCGGGTCGCTCGGGAACACAATCCGAGTGGGCCTTTGTCCGTTCCAAACTCTTGCTAAACCAATTGGTGACCATCATGCCAACAAGGACTCCAAATTGCAGTGTCATAATAATTGCCGGAATGAGATCAAAAAAGATTTTGTTATGTAAAATTAAATGAGTCGTATCAATCGTAAAATAATTCTTGTTTCGACACCACTATCTCCCATGATGATCATACTTTTCGGGCTAATGGTCTACATATTGATAGACATGAGACATCAAGAGGCAAGTCATTCTAAGCAGTGCAAGGACGGCCACTCAGGCTCCCCGCACCACCCGTTGTTTGACCACCCCCCCCACAATCCCATCCTTCTGGATCGTCATCCAGATCATATATATTCTTTTGCATTTTCTCCACCTCGAGTGCATTCTCACCCCCATGGCACGGATTCATTTCGTAAAATAGGATTTTTGACAAGTCGTGAGCTTGCCGACAGTGTAATTCTACCCTTATTTGGTGAACCAGCACCCTACAGACGACACCGGTGGAACTATTACACTATGACAGACACACAGCAGAGTCTCTCTTCTGTCAAATTGCCCGTTATGTATCAGGAACGGAGCTGTGTTGATGAGATTGCGTGTGACGAAATCTACACTGGCGATATTGTGAGAGTACATGGCTACGAGAGTCCATTTGTCGTTCACGTGTATTAGGCCTCGTACACAAAAGGTCCTCTCCAGTGACATTACATTCACAACATTGTTCACGCACGTCTTGGTCTGCCACTGTTTTTAACTGCGTCATACAAAGTAACCGTATTTCTCCTTTTTTTGTCAACATAAAATATTGTCGTCAAATGCTTTCCAACTGATGATTTGCGATTGATTGGCACTAGCGGGAGTCCTAACACGTGTTGTGCCAAGAGTAATTTTGATGATACCCCGGCTCCGAACATACGTGCAAATTGGATGACATGCCATGGAATTTGAGTTTTTAAATATATGTCCACTTTTTGCAATATTGGTCTTATACCTTGCAAATTAGGCATGCCTTCACATATACTTGAATTATGGATCAAACCTATTGCATAATTTATTTCTGACAAAATTTTACTTGTATACACCTGAATGTTACTTGTATTTATTTTTGAATTTACTCCAAGTACTTTATCTAAAAGCATAACTGCATATGCTGCAATAATGTGACATTTATATTTATGGTTATTGTTATTGAAATATCCTGACAATGTGTTTTTTGAAATCGACATACTGTTTATAGACTTAAGTGTCAAATCTTCTATATAGTTTGTGTAAGTTTGTAACGAAGTGGGATTTTGCATCATGTTGCGTTCGCCATTCATCTGGAAGTCATCTACTACACTAATGCTCAGATGTTTCAGTATAAATAAATAAAAGTTTACAAATTCGTGTTTATATTTGAAAAATTCTACGTCATGGCTAAGTAATGTCATCAAAAGTTTGGGATAACATGATGATTGGTTTTTTCCTACTGTACCATATCCGTAAAAAACATGAGAGAATGCCGCCTGTATGTGATTGAGTTGCAGTGACGACGGAAATAGTGTGAACAATGGTGATACCTCGTTTATAAATTTGATCCTGCACATTGGATTTAACATTCTAAATCTTCTCATGCCTGCTGAGGCAAATATTTCATATGCATCATTAATTGAACGTTTTTTATTTAAGTGAGTTAACCTTAACAGTGTAACTGCGATTATATTGTCACCCTGTGTATAACCGATATGTTTAGGTGTTGAGTTTATTGACCATAATAAACGTCGCAGATGTGGGTGAAGGTTTTTAGGAAGTTGATCAAGACAAGGTGTTCTTGGTATATTTAGGTTTATCTGATCTAAGTTAGGTATACTTCTTGGTATATTTATGTTTATCAGATCTAAGTTAGATATACTTCTTGGTTTATTTATGTTTATATGATCTAAGTTAGGTATACTTCTTTTTTTTGAAGGAGCAGATCGTCGGTTTGAAGGCGCAGACCTTGTTCTAGAAGGTTTTACTGTTACTTTTTTCCTAAAATCTTCAATTCTTGTTCGCATTTTTTTCTTGTTATTTACTATGTTTTGTATTCCGTTATGGAAATAAGAATGTATTATCGCTGGTGCGGCCTGAGTCGGCTCAAGGGTTTTGTACATATACTATCTTCACATAAAAAAAAGTGAGCTTAAGTCAAATAATCAAGTCTTTGCTGTAATGATAACAAAGTATCGATAATATTTATTCCATTTGAAATGATATCACCAGAAACACTCAAAACTCCTTCCATTTCGAAAGACCCGTGGTTGTGTATAAGCTTATTGTGTGCACCAGTTAGAACAACTCCAGAAACTACCAGGTTGCCTTCAATTTGCATGTTTCCCTCGTGAACCGTATCATGTGGACTGACGCTCAAGAGGTTGGTTACTATATCTGTTATGGTTCCCCCCAGGGTGCCTCCTCCTATGCCAGTCAACATTCCAACTGCGAGTTCTCCAACTGAGATGCTTGACGCAATCATATTTTGCACATTCTCTATGTTGAGAGATGGTTGTGTTCCCATGAAAATCGTGTCTGTTACATACAAACTTCCTTCAATAATCATGTCACCAGAGTGTTTGGTGTCTTCGGCAAACAGAGCGAAGTCTCCAACAGTAGAAGTCGTCAAAACAGCGGGATCTGCAGTATCAGAAACGTGTGGAATCGATCGGACTATTTTATCGATGAACAATGTGCCACAAGACAGGTCAGACGCGGTAATAGAAGAGGTGGAAATATGACCGACCAGCCCGGTGACAGAGAGTTCTTGTGTGAGTACAATGCCATGCAGAGTGGCAACCGAAAGAGACGAGACAACAATCTCCGAGGCCGATAGATTTTTTCCATACAAAGTATCTACTAGAATGGTATCAGATGACAAAACATTGATTTTTCCCGCTGAGCACGATAATGAATTCAAACCATCTATATCCTGGAGTGATAACGCGTTCAACGCAGTTTCTATGGATTCATTTACTGATAAAAACAAGGACTCTACGAAATCCTTCGATACACCACCAGTCGAAAGTGTAATATTCATACCTACAATAGAATTCACCGACAAAATATCAAAATTAGCTCTTGGTGCATTTATATCGTCACATTTCAATGTAGAACAACTTAGTATTGAAGAAAATGTATTTTGTATGTTAGCGTTAGAAACAGATAATAGTCCTAAAACTGCTATAGGTGAATATGTGTTGTGAACACTGAGACTTTGGGAAACAATACTTTCTGATATTGTATTGCCAACAGAAATTGTATTTGTATTAATGTTAAGTGATCTTATTGAATTGCTGCAAGATATGTTCTCCACTAGTGAAAGATCAGCCAACAGTGATCCAGTTGACAAAATATATGATTTCAGTCTGATTGTGTTCACATTGTTGACCGACAGAGTGTCTGTACTCAGAGAATTAATATAAGATGAATTAACAGATAAATGACTTGAAAAATGTATATCAGACTTCAACTGTTGAACTTCAGCAAAAGACAAAGCAACACTGAGTACCGATCCGTGATCAATGTGCGCATAATTCACCGAAAGGGTACTACTCTCTAATGTATCAGTTAAAGTTGAATCAGAAAACAAAGTTTGCGTGCTCAGGCTGTGTGAATCAAGAGATTGGGTTTCTATAAAAGTAGAATTGAGCGATAATAGAAACGCTTGAGCGACAGTCGCATTAGAACAACTCAACACGTTTGTGAAAATCGAAGAAGAACTCAAACTTTCAGAAAACACAGTAACAGAATTACAAGACGAAACACTGATGGTATGAGCTACAGTATCTGTTGAATGTATAACATCACAATTTACAGATGATACAGATAACAATGAACTAAAAAAACTGTTTGTACTAATGGTTGAAGATTCTAGGGCTATTGTTTTTGTATGAGACGATTCACAAGAGTCGTAAAATATACTTGCAACAGACAATGTATTTGAGTTGCCACTTTCTATACTAAGAGATTGAACGGATAAAGTACGAATATTTATTGAAAAATCTTCAGGAAAAAAAAACGAAGAGATACTCAACGTTTGTGTGGCTATTGAGTCTGTATGTATGTTTTGAGAGAATATGTTCGGCATTGAAGCTCCTCCTTCAATTGTAATATTGTTTACACGTACATCACCAAGCGACAAAGAGTTCGAAGTTATTTCCGAAACAGATAAGGTATTGAATACTATATTTGGATTATCTAAAAACAAAGATGTATCGAATGATAGATTTTCAACATGGAAGCTTGATACACTAATGTTATTTGATTTTACTTCATCAAATGTACATATGTTACAAGAAATATTATCGAATATACATTCTGTTCCCTTGCTACGATCAACAAACGAATCTGCACACGAGAGCTGTAGAGTGTTGCTACTCTCGGTGTTGCAAATGCTCAGAGAAGCAGAAACACCAATCATCTCGGACACGTCCTCAATCCTACCTGTCTCAAATATACCGTAAAAACTATTGGTCAACCCGACACACTTTATATTATTCGCATTAAAGTCGTTCACTGTCAAAGTTTCTGAACAATCCATAGTTCCACAAACAATCCCATTGGTTTCAAATACTGAACACGATACCGCAAGACGCGATTCGGCAAGACATTCTATCAAAGCACTTCCACCGTCTGTGTTCGAAATTTGAAAATGGCTGTCAGACGATTTGACGTGCAAAGAGGCTGTCGAATCAAAGGTTCCTACTGTCACGTGAGATACATTATCAATAGATCCTGTGATGACCTTTGCTTGTCCTTCGAATTTTCCCACGACATCCCCATTCACTGTTCCGACCCAATGCCCTTCTCCGTTTCCCAGTATTTTCGCTTCTATTATCGGGTGATTTCCTAAATCTGAAACAAACCCTTGGACGTTACCTTTGACGTCTCCGGTGTGCACCCCCCTTGTAGGACCCTCAAAATAACCCGAGAAGTTTCCTAACGAATCCGCCTGTGCTTGTGGTGCCGCGGAGGGTATTGAAGCCACATCTGTTGCACCAATTGGTTTCTTTTCGAAATACAACACATTTTCCCCTGCTTGGTCGCGTTCCACATAAAGCTTCGCGTTAGTATCGTTCGGTGGCACGAAGTTGACATTGAACCCCATCTCCGCCACACCACCAACACTGAGATTCAAATTCGACATCGTCTGTGAAGTCACAAGACGAACGTCATCAGACTCATTCAAATCACCAACATATTTTGAATGAAATGCAGTATCAAAATAACTTTGAGTAAAGAACTTGTTGTAAACTCCTTCTGTAATAGAATCAGAATTTCCAACTGAAAGAACAAAGTTTGTTGTGTTATCCGTAGCCAACTCTGTGATGTGAGACAACAATAACTCTCTGGTAAAAAACTTATTCGTAACTCCTTCTTCAATATCGTCTGTCGTGGTATCCTTTATGGACTTATCGATACCGACTCTTCCACAATACAAATACGCAGTAATAAAAATATTCTGGGGAATCAGAGACCTAACTGCTCTGTCAACCGTTATCACCCCGGACATATGCTGCATTTGCCATAAATGGTTCGGAAGAACCGACAAAACACCGTTAGATTCATACTCAACAACGGAAGAGTAATTTTCTCCATAATTTTGGTGCACAGCTCGACGAAGATCTTCCGTTTGGCCGGCGTATTCGCCAAAATTTCCAACTGTGAGTGTAATACGAACTTTCTTTTGTAATACTGCTACTCTGTGACCATTTCTAATGGTACTACTGACAACAGCACCATTGAGATCAAAAAAACCATTGTTGTTACTATCGTCTAATACATCATTATTTAAAAGTAATGGGGGCACGTGATTTGGCAAAATCTCCGAATCGATCCATAAACTTTCGTGAGCAAGAACAATAGGAATCGCATCATACGGTTCTGTAGCATAAAGGGAAGATTCACTAACGAAAGATTTTCTATGCAAAAATGCATTTTGTAATAGCAAATCAGTCATTTACAATGTCACTGTAAATAACAAGTAGAAAACAGAACGCGCCTTCACATATTAAAATCACTCATAAACTAACAACATCCATCCACACCTCCCCCGCCAGCACGGCCGCTTTGTTTGGGTTTGGGGGTGGAGACCACGCCTCTGGAGGATTTGAAGCGTCCGAGGGAGGAGCGTCGTTTCAAGTGCATCTCGCGCTCGACGTCACTAATCGAGAGGACAGAGTCCTGGCGGTAGACGGTGTGGTGCTCGTCACCATCGAGCATGGCGGTGCGTTGCGGTATTGAGGCTGGCGCTTTTTCTTGTGACTGGTATGTATGCTTTAGTGTAAATTCGGGTTAGTGCGTGCCCCGTCACGTGATCAATACACAAGCCGCAAGACCCCAAGTCGCGACACAAACACCCTGCTAGTACCACAGTGTGGTTGTTCAAGCAATGTGCTTTCGCTTGAGGCCTTGTATGTCCTTGACGGCAATGATGTCCCATTGACTTGTAATTTCATTATCGATTCTCTGGATGATGCCCCTGAGTGTTTTGTCGAAGTCGTCTTGCCTTGGTATGATGATGATGATCTTCCCCTTACGAAAGATCATGACGGAGGCATCCTTATCGTTATCCACCGGGAACTTGGCACGCACACCGGCGTAGTTGTTTGGATCATAAATGGAGAGGATATTCTTCTTGTTCAAAACATCTCTCACACGAGCGAGATTGATCTCCCCTGGCAGCTGATACTTGTATAGAACAACATCTATCTGGCGTGCAGAGACGTCTTCTTTTATCGCAACCCCGGTCAACTCCGCTAACCAGCCCTTGAGAATGTCGACGACATGTTGGACCATATCGAGGCTGTGCGTTCCTGTGATGTGAAGACGCAAGTTCTTGAAGATTTTGATACTCACCTTCCTCAGCTTGGATCCCTGTCGTGGAGATGGCACATGTAGAGTCACTATGAAGCAGTTCTTGAAGCCATCTTTGATTTCTGTTTTCGTTGCGATGCCATCGCGAGCCGCCTGCAGCATTGTGGGCGTCACGTATTCTTCATCAGCCTCGGGCACTAGTTTTGTCTCATAGGTGAGTGTGGTCACGTGCCGATTGAGAGGGTGCACGCTATCAAGGTGATCCATGGCCTTTAAGCAGCTTAAAGAGGAATGCTTTAAGTCGATCGCGTCAAGCCGGCCGACCTGGTTTGGCGGTCCGGTTTGGTCGGTCCGGTTTGGTCGATCCGGTTTGGGTCACACATGTGTACCCCTTTGAGGTGACGAAGAGAGGACCTCCCCTACTGTCTTCCTTCTTCTTTCTTTTCTTAAATTTAGAGAAGAAACAAGAACCAACATGCTAGAGGAGGTCCCTTCTTCGTCACCTCAAAGGGGTACACATGTGTGACCCAAACCGGATCGACCAAACCGGATCGTCATGGAACTCACAGACGCACGCGCGTACTTCGTGGCGAACCACGCGGGGCTCTTGAAGTACCAGTTGACGTTTAAGAGCATCAAACATCACAATGAGCACATGATCAGATACCTCAGAGTCGCACGGGCACTGGAGATCGACCTTATCAAGGTCACGTTGGCTACTGGCGCTGTGACAACGAAAGTGCTGGATGCCAACTGTAACAAGGTTGGTAATACTGTCGTGCTGCTTGGCTTCATATCCGGCTGTCATGACGCGAAGCAAGTCACGTTCAACTTACCCGCTCTGAACAGTGTATGGAACATCCACAAGGGTGAAAGGGCCATCATCTACAACAGTGACATTGCCTCGCTGGTCATGATGAACTGGGGTCGTGCCAAGGGGGTGAAGGCGAACGTCACGACCACGGAGATTACGGAAGCCCAGACCAAGTTCATGTTCACTCAATCAAAGTGGGTACCTGAGATTTTCTTTGCGTCTAGTCTGAACATCACCATTGGCATGAATCGATCGCTGAAGGAGCAGATCGGTGTCGAAGCATTGATGTCACTCCCTGTGGCTAACTTCAACTGTGTTCGGGCGTGTTAAGGTGGGTGTGTTAGTGAGGGTGTGTTAGTGAGGGTGTGTTAGTGAGGGTGTGTTAGTGAGGGTGTGTTAGTGAGGGTGTGTTGTTAGGGTGTA